ATGAACAAAGAAGTATATAGAAGGTCTTATGAATTAATTAGTGAATATTCTCGTTTCACGGATTCAATTAGAAAGAGAAGTAAATCTCAAATTACGATAAAAGAACTATTTGATTTAAAGTCCGTTCTTTCAAACGTGCATAATATATTGACCTCAATAGCAACATTAGCTACAGCTAATAAAATATCAGAAATATTGTCTTTTAATGAGGAGCAAAAACTTAATTTAATTTCCTCAGTGGAAGAAACGAAAGCAAATACAAATGGATTTGACATTAAAATAGATGATCCTAATAAAATTCTTGTTGAGGTCAAATGCAACATGCTACTTCATGATAAAAAGTTAGGGCAACAACAGATTAATAGTATTTTAAATGATGCCATAAAGCTGCGAAATGAACCACCAAAAAGAAGAAAAATTGATTTTAAAACAGATGATTACATTAAAGTCATAGTCCTTGTTGATTCTTATCATGATAAATTAGATGCTGTCATAAAGCAGATTACTAAAGAGGTAAAATGCAAAGAAAACACACGAGAAACGCGAAAGGAACGTATGGAAATAAAACCATACATAAAACCACTTTCATCTTTAGCAGAGATTAAGAATACGCAAGATACGGCATATATATACCTGACAACTATCTCAACTGAAGATATGGAGAATGAATTACAAAGATTAATTTCAAACACATAATACCCTTCTTTATCTTGGTTATTCATTAAAAGATAACTTCTCCAGTTTCTCAATCTGTTTGCGAAGAGAAGCAATCTTTTTCTTTCTCATTTTTTCGGCTGTTTTAACTGCTTCTGATTTATCCAGAAATACATCTTTACCGATATAAAAAAATGTCCAAGACCCATCTCTTACATAATCTGGACTATTTGCGAAATTTGACTTTACAATTTCGAGTTCCATTTCTTTTATGCCTGATGTTAAGGCATATTTTGTTATAAATACCTTTGCCATAATATTCCTTTCTTTGCAGTTTTACGCCAGTTCAACTATCACTCTTTCGAATGTTATATAATCCCGAATTTTTGAAATCGTGCCATCCTTCTTTGCTTTCATCAGAATTGGAACAACCTCTTTACACCGTATTTCGTAGCCAGTTACGTAAAAGTATCTTTTCGCTTCTGGGAATGTAACTTTCTCACGAGTGGATAACACCATTCCTGTATGTGCAGGAGTAGTGATACAAACTTTACTCCCAATAGGGAACTTTTGATTAGAAGATATGTATTCATCTTCCAAGTCTTTTAATTCTTGTTTCCAGCTATCAATCTCTGATTGAATTTCTGTCTTTCTTGTTTCAAAATATGATTTATCCATTTCTCTAATTGTTATTAGTCAAACAGTTTAAATTCATACACCCAAACAAAAGAATTACGTTCCCATGTTCCTTTTCCGGATACTTTATTTATCAAATCGGCAAAGGCTTCACGGGGAGTATCATATAGTCCGATATGCTTTTTATCGGAAGCACCAGCGAAAGAATAAGCAATACCACCGCTTCCGTTTGCTGAATCAAGTCGGTAAACTCCTTCTTTCAAACAATCTTCATCGGATATATCTTGCAAACGCTCAACTTTTACATTAGTTATCTTTATGTGATGTTTGCAAGCATACGACTTAACGAACATTTTGTTATTCCATCCTGCGGAATCCTTCATAAGACCACGAATACTCAAATCTTTCGGATGTCTATCCAATGAGTCTGGGTCATAGCCTGAATCCTTGTAGCTTTGTGCAATTGCGACCACTTCTTCGACTTGAAAATTAGGAAATATTTGCCCGGCATCAATCATACGTTCATCTTCATCATGCAGACAAACCTCTACAAGCTCTCCAGAAGGTTTTCTGCAAACATAATATCCAGCTACATTCTGTCCTCTGAACTTTGATGGATATGATATGATCCTTCTCGTCATAGCCTTTCGATCCTCTAGTACAGCCAGGGTTAAGCCGTACTTATCATTGAACATGATTTTCTTCATATCTATTTTTTTATTAGTTAATTACTTTTGCCAACTTATTAAAAGCCTTCTCTTTATCAAACTTAATCCCATCTTTGAACTCTAATATCAACTGCCAAAGTTGTTTTTTGTAAACATCACCTGCTTTATAGTCAGTTTTATAATGGCATTCCTGCGGGGTAGTCATTTCCTTAAATGTATTCATCGCATTAAGATATGTAGCTCCCCATTCTGTAAGTTCTACACTAACGGTGTCATTCAAATCTATTTCTATTAACTTACAAGTCTCTATTTTGTGAGTTTCTTCCTTTGCAACAAGAGCAGCTTGTAAGCTCTTTATCTGATCTTTTAGAATTTCGATTTCACTCATATTCTTATGGTATTGATCGTCTTCCCGATATCAGGAAAACGTTTTGGTTATTAAATAAAAAAAATAGCGATCTGATAGACCACTATGCGAGTATCATCGCCGGGACGATCCTTTTAGTTCTATGACGTTAAACATTTCTTTTACACGATCAGCGATATAATCACCGTATTTGTTTCCAAACTCTGTATTTGGATCGAGATTGGTCGTAACGTGGGTAATAAACTCCCTTCTGACTTCATATCGAAGTTGTAAAATGGTTTGTATAACATTTATCCCGGTCCCGTAATGCTTTGAATCTGTAGGTTCACGTCCCAATTCATCAATAGCCAGATTACACATATATTCACGATCAGTAAACCGAAATAGCCCGTTCATACCTTTCTCTGCATACATGAGAGATATTTCTACTGCACTAGTGAGTCTAAAGCCTATGTGATCGTTATTACATCCGTATCGTAAACGGTTGATCTTGCCTAGATAACGCTGTAGCCCTTTTATCAAAACAGACTTGCCAACTCCAATTGGTCCCCATAAAAGCAAGCCTTTTGAGGAATCAAGCATCTTACTTCTGCCTAATACATAATCATACAATTCGGATAATAGGACCTTGTTGCGTTCGTCAATGATAAATCCCGGTTCTACTTCCTTCATGGAGTTAATAAACTCTTTTTTCCAGAAGTGTTCTACTCGATCCTCATTCCATGTTATCTCCTTTCCTTTGATGTGAAATTTAACCGAAGGAGATTGATTTGATTCCGGCTGACTTGATTTCATTAGAGGAATCAGCTCCCCGACTGTTCTTATTGCTTCCATTCTTTTTTTGTTTTAGCCATTCTTGATAATCACGTTCAGTACCCGAAAATACTACTCCGGTCCAATTAGATTCGATAGCCCGTTCAATTTGTCGGATAGCGAACTCTTCTTCAAACTGCCCCAGCTTGTTTAATGAAATCTGCAAAGCATAATTTAGCTTTCCTTTCCATTTTGGAGTTTTCACAAGTTCCGTCCATGCCGACATAAATGCTATCGAATCGAAAGGATAAACTAAAGGCTTCGCATCTCCTTCTTTTTTCCTAGATCGCTTAGGCTTTTCGGGTGGGGTGTTCTCGTGCGTATGCGCGAGACTCTCTTCTTGTTTTATGTTTATATTATCTATAATAGGTGAGATTTGCGTTTCATCTAAACATTTTCCAGATGAAACTACAGATGATGGCAAATTATCATCTAAGCATTTTACAGATGTTTCTACAGGTGATTCTACAGGTGGTATTTCTCCACCTCCGTTATTATCATCTGTAGTTTCATCTGTAGAATCATCTGTACTTTCATCTGTAAAATAGACGGATGATATTACAGTAGTAAATGAGTAATAACAGCCGATTCTCTTGTCTTTTGTCGATTGGAAGTAAAGTAATCCGGCATCGCTCAAATCACTCCTTGATTTTATTAAGGTTTTCTCTGACATATTCAGAATAGAACACAAATCAGAGTTCTTCTTTTTAAAAACATCCTTCCACTTCATATCATTACAAATCGCTACAAGCTCATGATATAAGGCTTGCGCTGCTGTAGTTAGGTAAGTATCATCACGTACCTTTCGGAGCTTGGAAATCAGTTGATAGCTATTCATAAATGAAAATATCTATTTGCTGCACATTCATCAAAAGACTTCACACGCTCTATAAGACGCTTCTGCCTCTGTCTGAATGCTAAGTTATTATCGTACTTATTATGGCATTCCCGGCACAATCCTACGATGTTCTGCGGATTGGTATAATGTTCTGGATACATGCTCTTAGGGACCAAATGCGCGGCATCTACTGCTGGCTTGCCACATATTACACAAAAGGGGGAAAGCGACAGCTTTATTTTAGCAACCTCTCTGTTTCTCTGAGCTTGTTTACTGCTTACCTGTTTCATAAGAATAGCTTTTAAATAATAGTTCCCGGATACCGAACCAACGGACACCGGGATAATTTATTTACCATGCTTCATTGCATGGCAATCTTCACATAGCGTTTCAAGACAATACAAGAACTCTAATTCATGTCCAACTATAGAATATCCTGCAACGTCATAAACCTTGTGATGAATCTCCAAATTGTATGTTTTACCACACACTTGGCATTTGTGCCCGTCACGGATTCGGACCTTACGTTTTACTTCTTCCCAATAAGGATTATTCCTCAGACTCTTCCGGTATTTCTTCGGTCTCCCCCTCTTGTGTGCTAGTCTCGTCATTTTCGTCCTCCTTTCTCCATGGACTTTCTTCGATTGGAACTCGATGCCATTCGTGACGTTCAATAGGAACTACCTCACTGGTATATTCATCTACAAAATCTTCAATCCATTGCTCCAGCCATACATCTTGACCATCTTCCTCCCATACCTCGATTATATCCTCTCCTTCTCCGAATCGGCGGACATTCTTACGAGTATCTTTAAAATCAACGTTTGGCAGTTCGTATCCCAATTCTTTGAACGCCTCTTGATTCTTTTCTCCGGAATTAAACAGATCGTTGTATTCATGCTTCGGAATTTCTTGAACTAATGCCAGACGAAAAGCGTCATTCACCCATGAGTAATATAAGTAATACCCCATAACTGGAATGCGGAAAGTATCGATCATCTTCAAAGGATAATCCTTCACACCTTTCTTTGCAAGGTTTACAAGATCCTTAAACTGAGTATTTAATGCTGAAATCTTTGCCTCAAATTCTTTCTTCTCGGTATTGAACTTTGCTTTCAATGCTTCGAACTGTGCTTCAAGTTCCGGCATCTGTTCCTCGGCAATCTCACCATAATTCGCACGGATAGTTGATATTTCATAATCATCCATCACCCGGTTAGCGATCACGTCTTTCTCTTGAATGGTGACGAAGTTCTCTGCCAGTTTCTTCTTTACATCGTCCATAGAGATACAATCAGAGAAAATCACTTCGGGAAATTTCACGGTGGTAGGGAGCTTAAATTTAAGTTCCTCCGGTACATAGTCTTTTAAATCAATCATTGTTTTATAGGTTTAATAAATTCCCAAAGGAAGAATCATCAACCTTTGGGAATTTTGCTTAATTTCGTAGATGTCAAACTTTAAAATCAAGCGTTATGGAAATTTTATTTAGAAAAGAAACAGGAAATACTAAAAGTGTATTTCTTACTATCAAAAGTTCAGGAATGGATAAAAATGCAAAAACTTATATATCAACCGGAACTTTCAGTGACCAGAATAGCATAAAAAGCTATGAATTATCACCATTAGAAGTTAGGCAGTTAGCATATATCTTTAATAAAATAGCTAACGAACCGGATTTTCTTGTGCACTTTGATTCCACTTCTGAATTGTTTGAAGAAGCTCAAGTAGTTGAATAAAGTCTTCTTGCGACTTCTCTGAGAGTTCCAAAGTGATGTATTTTCCATAGTTATCATTTTGGAACTCTATTACCATCTTATCGTCAATACTTATCTTAACATTTTTCATAACTATTCAAAATCATCAATAGCCACCGGATGAAGCAATTTTTGACTCCATTCCGGGAGCTGCATATCAATAATACCTCTAGCTCCTTCTTCGGCTTTAGCGTCATATCCGGGAAACCATTTCTTGTCGAAACAGTCTTTTACGATAGAAAGAGCATAGCGATATTTATACTTACCATTTGCCAAATCATCAGGCGACCAGAAGAGAACAGCGACATCGTATGGTTCAACCGTCTGTAACATGATCATGATTGTTGCATTAAAGTTTCGTCCAGTAACGCTACTCATAACCTCTTGGTACATTCCTTCTGAAAGCTCATACTTGAGCTTGGCACAATCATAGTAGAACTTGCCGAGATCATCGGCACGTGTGGTCTTAAAGGAAATAACTGCGTTTACACCGATATTTTCCTCTACATTGAAATAATCCGGTCGGACCCTTACATTAAGTCCCGTTTCTTCATCCTTGCCATAAAATGATACTTCTGAGTATGCACCTTTCAAAAGCTGCTTGATGATGCCTCCACCATACCAATAATAGTTTCTTTCAAGAGCTTTAATTATCATACTCATTTCATCACTGATAAACGAGTATCCCAAATCAATGCACTTCTGTTTCTTATTATCACGAAAGTCTTTCAGATCACAGAAATTCCACCTTTCAGAAGGTATTTCTTCTTCGACATCTGGAACATAATTCTTATCATTCAGGAGCAATTCATTATAGAACTTAATCATTCCAATCACGCCTTCTTTCGATGATTGGTTACACTTAGGTTCTACTTTGACAAGCTCGAATAAACGTGGTTCCAAAAATGCCATGTGGGCAAATGTCCCTAACTGAAAACAAGGTTTTTCTTTCTCTTCAAATGTCCTTTCGTAATCATAATAAAAGGATCGTGGAGTTTTAAGAGCATTTTTCAAATTGGAAGAGGAAATATGATCGCTTTTCAAATACATCTCCATAGGATCACGCTTTACTACCCCGTTAACGCACAATTCCTTCAAATCAATATTAACAGGTGGCTTATTGCAATTCAAAGAGATAAAATCAAGCATCTCCTCTTTGGTGGGATAATCTTCCGGATTATAAGCAGAAGGGTTGAGTTCTTCCCCTTCTGCGCAATCGTCCAAATTAAAATCTATCATCCGGCAACAGGCAAGTTAATACGCAAAGGTTTTACAGACCAATTATCTGACTGGAAGTTATTCGTTTTGTTCTTACGCTTACCCATGTAGGTTATTTTAAGAGGCATGCCACTTTTAAGTGATCCGTTCTCAATATACTGTTCAAGAATACCAACCAATCTACGAGAGCCATTTGTAACCGTCTGCACTGTACCATCTGCTGATTTCTCTAAGAAAGTAGCACAATCCAAATCTATTAATTCATCCGGACTGGTAGCACTCAATACCTTTTGAGGTTTGATTTCTACAAAGTACATTTTTCTAAATTCACCCGGTTTCTCCGGAGTCCAATAGTTACCGCAAAGATCAATCGGTAATTCTTGCGCATCTTCCAAAGAAGGAAGATCATTTTTACTTAGGTCAGCTGCTTGAATCACAAATGAGGATTCTTGTTCTCTAATAGCTAATTCTTTTTCATTCTTATCATTCATAATCGTAAAAATTAAAGGGTTAATTATATTCTTTGTTCTTTAGAATCGATAGCATAAAGAAGCACATCACAAGCATTAATAGCATAAGGAGACATTTTCGTGGTTCCGGTCTTTTCTGCCCGTATTTTCTTTTCTGCTATCAGCTTTTCAAGCCTATAACGACCGCCTACAAACTCTTTTGCCTGCTCTTTGTTGAGGGAAACTCTGCTACCTATTCGATAGAGAGTATTTAGTTTTGCTTCTGCATTCATTCTAACCTCCTTGTTCTTTCAATAGTTTCTACTCTCGCTCTTCTTGCCCTTCTCATATCGCTCTGTTCGTGATAAAGCGATATAGAAAATACACATAATAAACTACAAGCAATTACAGATCGGACAATAGGAGAAAAGTCAAAAGTAAACTCAACTCCTGAAAGTCGTTCATAAAACCGCTTGCATAATTCCCTGCCATTTTTCACTTGGAGAATCTTGAAGGCGTTTTGCAGTTGGTTGTTTATCGTGCTGAACGCCCTGCATTTCGCTTCCGCTATCTCTTCTTTTTCAAGTCCGGATATGTACATCTGAGTGGTTAACTCGCATTCCGGTGTTAGCTCGGTTAATACTCTTTTCATAATCGTGTATGCTTAAAAGAGTTACTTCATGTTGTTGATGATAAACATTTTACCAATCCTCTTATTTACAGATATTGTATAAAGAGGTTTATCTTCGGGAACGACAACACCCTCTTCTTTTGCTTTTTTACTGATCCTGTAAGCATCCTGTCTATATCCGTCTACATCTATTTTGTCTGTAGAAATAGACTTTGTTTTACCCGCCTTGACACTTAGGATAATTTCTCTAATAGTTTTCTTAGCCATAAGATTAAATATTAATTAATAATAAGAGGTAAGCAGAAGATTCGAACTCCCGACCTTAGTTGTAAATACCCGTACAACTACGCTCTGCCACTGAGCTAACTTACCAAATGAGAAAGGTGCACTATCTTCACAGACAATACACCTTGAACACACAAACATAAAATAAAACACGACAAAATATTCTAAATGCCATTCTTGTACGGTGTTGCCTTGCTGCCGGCCGAACAGTAGGTCTCTAAAATGTACCAGATTCGAGTTCAAAGACTACCAGCTCTTTGGCGTTTAATTTCTATTCTATTTTATTTTTAGCTAAATTCAACATTAGTACAGCCATAAGGCACATCATTGGTTGTATTATAGAAATTATCTGTTGTATCTGACTGCCCATTCGCTTCTTCAATATACCAACAACAGTCTCCGCGGTCGTAATAAAGAGCAACCCTTATATGTCCGTTGCTGTAAGTATTGCTACCATATTCATCATAGCCATCAAACCTGAATCCAAGTTCTGATAAGGCCTTCTTGTACGCTGTTTTGCCATTCTCAATAAATTCATCTTTCATATTTTTGATATGCCAATTATATACAGCGTCGTAGACTTCATTAAATGTTTTCAATTCGTTCATGTCTCTATTTGTTAATAGTTAATCCTCAATGGAATATAATGCCTGCATACACTCGAAGGGAAAAGTCGAATTTAAAGCGTCGTACACTTCTTCCGGTATACCATCTTCGCTTTCAAAATCACCTTCAATACTTTTTGCGCCAGTTTCAGTTGCAGCATACTTCTCTTTATACTCCTTACCATCAATGGTTACGATACTCTCCCATCCTTCGGAAGTAATTTCTAATTTTATCTTATTCATATCTATGTTTGTTATAGTGGATTTGAACTTATTCGTGTAATTCTGTATAGGCAATTCTGGCAAAGGCGAAAGAACCGATACATATAATACCCATTATAATAATAGATACTAGTTTTATAGGGCTATAAGTTGTTATTGCCCCGTATAGCATACCAATAGCGCACAAGGCTAAGAGTATGGATAAAACAAACTGTATTAATTTCATAATCGTATATTTTAAAGTTTGCGCCCGTACCATGATCCGATCATGACATCTCGCAGCTGTTTACCAACCGTACAGGCTATATTGACGATTACAGTACGGACGCCCAACCCGAATGCTTATTGCTCTAGGACGATTATTTGCGGTGTAATCTGCTAATTGTTTAACATTGTACAGACGCAAGCTCCAACTTGCTTATGTACGCTTATTATCTTTGGTTGTCCTAAACGGTTTATGAATTACACCGTAAAGGCTTTTACATCATTTCAAAGAGCTAATCAATAGAACCCTGCCCGATTCTCGCTATCGGCTGCCGTTCAATCCGTCAGCAGGGTAAGTTGTTATGCATACCGGCTCAATCCTTGAACCGTGCAGAGGATATCGTAATCCATGCCATCATCTTCGAAATCAGGCTGCATAATGGCTTTACAGGTATCTATTTCGTCTTGTATCACTTCGATGATTTCAGCCTTGTAATCTACGTTGTAAACTCTACAGGCTTTCGCTTCATCCATGTTCTTTACATTGTCTAAGTCTCTATAAAGAGAATCTATGTGCTGTTGTATCTCGTAATTAGTCATAATCATGCTATTTTTAAAAGGTTAAACTTCTTTGTATTGCCATTTATAGCCCATGTAACTCTTTCTTTTACCCTTGCAGCAAGCAGATATTGCTGAATGGGCATTAGGACTTGGAAAACTTTCTGCCGCTTCTTTAATTGTTGAAAATTCTACTAATTCACCGTCTTTCAGTCTTATCACAGCCTTTGTTCTTAAATTAGAAGGGGGTACATAGTCAATTGGCAAAATAGTCCACCTTTGGCCTTTAATAATCTCTGTTACAGACTGTCTCGGCATTTCAAACAAAGTGTATATCTCTTTCAAAGAATGACCATTCTTATACATATCTCTAATTTTAAGCACAATTCTTTTATCAATCTTGCACATCGGATTTCCAAGACCTGACATACGCTCACTTTGTTTTTGCAATATTTCAACCTTCTTATCGTTGTACCCCTTGCGCAGTGCGTTCATATCTCTTGGTTTAGTCAGCCCTATTCTAATGGCATGGGCAGTATTTTCTTTTGGTGTACACCATTCAAGATTGCAAACTCTATTATCAGTTTTATCGCCGTTAATATGGTTAACTTCTCTTTTGCTATTAGGATTAGGCAAATAAGTCGTTGCAACAATCCTATGAACCGTTTTCGTTATAGACTTGGCTTTTTCATAGAATAGATTGACAGAAAGATAGCCGCCACCGTTTAGCATTTGTTTCAGCTTCTTATTATCGTTATATATCTCACCGCTTTTTGAAACATAATATGAAGTTTCATATTTGCACCCTTTTACTGTTATAATTACTTTTTTCATAATACCACCTTTATTAAGTTTGCCTTCTTAAAAGAGCGCCATGCCTGTCGCTCTGTATCATAGTACACTGTTACCGTGTCATTCTTTGCCCTTTCATATTTACCTGTTTCAGGTATGATGTTTGCTTTTAGAGTACCATAACTTTCTCTTGCAGTTCCGTCTACTTTCTGAAAGTAGAACTTTACGATTCGGTTTTTCATTTCAGCTTTCAGCTTCAAATTAATCCAGGCTGTTTTTAAAGCTTCTGACATTGAAAAACCGTTCTTTTTAACCATTTGCCAAGCAAGGCTCATGACCTCTTTCATCTGATTTTTAAAATTCGTGCTCATAATCGTGTATTTTAATATGTATGTACTATTGTTTATGACTTTAGAAATTCGTTTCTTTGCAACGGTGATTACGTTATCACTGTTTGATGATGCAAATATACTACTAATTAGTATTATCACAAACTATTTGGTATCATTATTTATACTATTTAGTATTATTAACATTATGACTATTAACGAAAGATTTGCTGAAATACTTAAAGCAAAGAATATCAGCGTAAAAGAAGCAGCTAAGCTACTAGACAGAACAGACATGTATGTACGTAAATTAATGCGCCCAGGTGAAAGTTTTGGCATTGAGCCGGTAACAAAGATACTAAATAGTATATATGATATAAATCCTGATTGGTTACTAAGCGAGAAAGGAAACATGTTTCGTGATAAACATCTTCCGACAAACACAAACGGCAAAGGAGTTCCATATTTTGAAGATATAGAAGCCTCTTGCTCAATTTTATCAATGAATATGGAAACGCCTGAAAATCCTACCTTTTATATAGACTACGAACACTTCAATGACTGTAACGCATATATTCCAGTCGTTGGTGACTCAATGTATCCACAGTACTGTGCTGGGGAAATAGTAGCCGTAAAACAAATCTTCAATTTTGATGTGATTCAATGGGGAGAAGCCTATCTCATCGTTACCAATAGTAATGCTAACGATTTACGTACAATCAAGCAGATACATTATTGTGATGATGAAAGTAAAATCATTCTTCGGGCAAGCAATCCTAATTACAAAGGAGATACCAAAATAAATAAAGAAGATATTCTTTCCATGTTTATAATAAAAGGGAAAATTAAGCGGAACCAGCTTTAAACCCTGATTATACTATGAAGATCAACTAATATACATAGAATTTATGCCCATCGAGAAAACCTTCGCAAACCATTTCCGGCGGAAAAGCTTCGAGCGGACGGAATGACAAGACGAGTTCAATAAGTTAATCATCAAAACTTATAATATTATGGAATATCAAAGTGAAATTAGAGATAGTGAAATCAATGAATTATTTGAAAAAGTAGAAAATAGAAATTATAAAAAATATCTTTTAAAACTCACTCTAAATCCTATAAGAGGATTTAGAAATGAAACAATACGATTTGAATTTCCCGTGACTGCATTGATAGGTCCCAACGGTGGTGGAAAAACAACCGTATTAGGAGCCGCAGCTTGTGCGTACATTTCTGAAAAACCAGGTCGTTTTTTTTCAAAAAGTGGTTCTCTAGATAATAGTATGCAGAACTGGAAAATACTTTATGAACTTATAGATAGGGATTTAAACAAAAAAGATTCAATACAAAGAACTACAAAATTTAAGAATTTCAAATGGTATAGAGAAAACATATCTAGAGATGTTTCTGTATTTGGAGTTTCTAGAACAGTACCTGCTACCGAAAGAGCAGAATTAAGGAAGTGCGCATCATATGTATTCAAATTCAAACAATCACAAGTTGAAAAATTCAATAACCTAGTAATATCAGCTGCTTCTAAGATATTGGGAAAAGATTTATCAGGATACTCGCAAATAAAAATTGGGGTAGATGGAAAAATTACACTACTCAAAGGCCAAACGGAGAATGGAGTATCTTTTTCCGAATTCCACTTTGGCGCAGGAGAATCAAGCATAATTAGAATGATTATGAAAATTGAATCTCTTGAAGAAAATTCACTAATTTTAATTGAAGAAATAGAAAATGGATTACACCCCATTGCAACCCAAAGAATGGTAGAGTACTTGATTGAATTCTCAAAAAGAAAAAAATCACAAGTCATATTCACGACCCATAGCAATGATGCGCTTTTGCCACTTCCCCCTAAAGCAATATGGGCAGCCATCAACAACACCCTGTTTCAAGGTAAACTAAATGTAAAATCGCTTAGAACTATTACAGGACAAGTAGAAGCTTCATTGGCTATTTTTGTTGAAGATGAATTTGCTAGAATGTGGGTTGAAACAATAATTTCAGATGATACAAGTATAATAGAAAATTCTATAGAAATCCATGCTATGGCAGGAGATGGAACGGCAGTTGCTATTAATAAATACCACAACAATGACCCTTCTGTTAAATTCAAATCAATAAGTATTATTGATGGAGATTCAAGACAAGAAGACTCTTCCGAAAATAAAGTGTATCGATTGCCAGGAGAATGTCCCGAAAAATATATATATGACAAAGTATTAGAACTTATCAATAATCCCAATGAAACAAAAATTGGAGAATTAAGCCTGCTATTGCAAAAGAGATATGAAGACAGTGATTTTGTTGAGAAGAAAATAAAAGAAGTTGGACTGACATGTCGTGATTATCATTTACTATTCTTACAGATAGGGAAAAGTATTGGCTTTATATCAGAAACAGTAGTAAAAGGCGCATTTCTTCATCTTTGGTCAAGATATTGCATAGGCGAATCAAAAAGAATTCTATCTGTTATTAAAGAAAATATTCCATCTTAAAATTATACATAAATGAAAAAGATTCTATTATTAATGATTGCTGTGCTAGCGATGGTTGGATGTAACAATACCAAAAATAATGCAAAAGCATCCACAAATCCCATAGTAGAAAAATATACCGATGAGCAAGCCATTAAAGCATTTAAAGACTTGAAATGGGGGATGAATATTGACGAGATGATTAATTTAGGATATATATCAACAAAAGACACTTCTCAATGGGTTATTCCATTAAAATATAATCAAATAGGAAATGTAGAATTTGAAGATGTATCAATCATGACACATGATAACAAACTCTTTGCCGTAGTCTTTCATGAGTACATGAAAGGGTTTAATAACTCAATTCATAAATTACGCGAAGTCAAGAACTTGTTTAATAATCAATACGGTAACCCTGAGTTTGAGAAGACAGTTAGTGAAGACAGCCTAAAATTAGATATCAAAGAGGTACTATATTTATGGAATATAAAACATAAAAGAATCAAGGGTACTATAGAAAAAAGTTCTAATAATATGTTTTTTGTAGATGTAGTAATAGAAGATACAATTACGAGACATCTCCATGACTCAATAGCGATTGCATATCAATCAAGAGATTTATAA